AGATCGTTTTTAAGAGCTTCTTTATCCTTTCCCTTAGCAATTACACCCTCAGCTTTTCTTCTTGCCTTAGAACGTATCTTCTTAGTACTCATGTCTATTGAGAAATAAAAAGTGCAAAGGAAAATAGATCTATTAGTGTACATTCTTAAATTTCAATCTTCTTTTAATAGCATCTAATGCAATATCAATATTATAATCTCTATACAGAATCATTTTAACTGTATGCGCTTTTACATCCAGTGTTGTGTTTCTAGTGTTTCTAACAGTCTCGATAATCTTATCTATAATATCTACTACTTTAAAGTCTGATGCTTGATTTGACATTTAATTTACTATTTAAGGTTTTAATATATTCTCGACACTCTTTAACTCTATCATAAATCTTTTGGATGTCATCATCATTCCTTTCGATCTCAAAGACTTTAATTCTGTATTTAGAATCTAATCCTTCATATTCATAAGGAACGTCTGTCCATTGATTTAACA